GTCCAGCGATGGGTCCTGGCTCGTATGGTCCTGGATGATCTTCTTGAGCGCGTGGATCTGCTTCGCGTCGTCTTGCCCGCCGCAACAGATGCCTGCCGCGCAACAGGCTTCTGGGGTATCATCACCGTTGCTCATCGTGCCTCCCTCCGTTGCTGGCTAATCACCATCTTGGTCAAACTCTCAAGCTGGATGCGCTGCAACGCAAAGTCTTTCTTCAGGTCTTCGTTGAACGTCTTCTGAGCAGCATTGCGCTCGTCAGTCAGTTTCTGCTCGGCGGTATGCGCTGTCACGATATCGCGCACGTCAGACTTGACGCTATACGCCGCACCGACAATCACGGCGCACAACCCGATGATCGAGAGCCAGAGCTTTGTTGGAATGACGCTCTTGCTAAGGTCTGGTGGCGCTGCCTGCGCGTTAGCCAAATCTCGCACCTTTAGTTTAAGGTCTTGTTGACAGTTCCAGTACTCGTCAAGACTCTCACCAACATTGCGTAGCGTATCTCGTAATCGACCATGTCCGCTATTCATCTCTTCACGCAGTTCTACGTGAGCCGTCTTCAGCGCGTCAATCTCTTTCTTAGCATTGTACGCCATCTCAATAAGCGTGTCCAAGCTATGAGGAGGTGTCACAGTGGGCTCCTGTATCGGTGACATCACGCACTCTTTAACTTCTTCACGCTAACGCTGATATCAAGTCCCGCCACGCGGGTCGCCTCATCCTCCGTATCGTAACACCCAAAGCTGTATTTCTCAGTCATCACGCAATACTGATTGCCTTTGTGCACGACAGTCTTCGGTGGGTTAGGGTTGTTTTTCTCCCATTCCTTCCGCGCCAACGTCGCTCGGGCATTCATGATCGCCTGGATGCCGCTCAAGATGCCGAAGATGATGAACCCGACCTCTTGGATCTTCTCGTGGTTCTCGGTCAGTTTCACCCAGCCCCACGCACCAAGCACGTCCATGCCGGCGGCAAACGCCACCATCTTGGCGGGCGAATGAATCCAACTCACGAGGGGATTCTGTTCCGTGCCGCCGTGCTGAAATGACCAGAACGTCGTGCTCAGGTCGGCTGCTGCGCCGGCAGCAAAGAACATCATCGGCAGCTTGGACTTGTTCTTCTTGGCGACAGAAGAGAACGCGTCACTCACAGCCTTCTTCTGCTTCGCGGTCAGCGACCCGCCGCCACCCGAGTCAATCAGAGCAGACGTTACGTCCTCATGAGAGTGACTACCGCTTCCAGAAGACCAACCGCCTGAGCCACGCGTATAAGAAGTCTGCCCAACGACGACCTGACTACCGTCTGAAAATGAACCCCCAGCAGTCCACTGGCCATGATCGTCGCGGTCTTCACCCGGGTCAAATTCAGCGTCACGTAATTCAACGATGCCCTCAGTACAGCGGCAATTTGGATGAAGCGGCGGTCCATCGCCACCGTCGCCAGGATACTGCCCATCCAAATCTGTAACTTCGCCATCAAGGGCATCGCACTCATCGCATACGCCTTCATCGCCTGTTGCGATCCATTCGCGCTTCTCGTCACCCGTGAGCAGCCCTTCTTCGACCGCCTGGTCCCAACCCTCACGCTGCCCCTCGTTTGCCGCGGTCATTGTCTCAGTGCGTGCGATCATCTCAGCGCGGTCTGCGTCGCCAACAGCCTCTTCAATCGTATCATAGGCCGCGTCAATGCCGTCACCGGCAACCGCTTCTTCGATTGCATCGCGGATCGCCTGGCGCGTCGTCTCACTGATGCCCTCGGCTAGCTCGGCTGCGTGGTCATGCGCCCACTGGACTGCTCGCGGATCGCTGACGTCGAAGGCCATGTCGAACGGCTTGGTGAGGTCACGTAGTTCCTCAGCAGCCTTCGGCCGCGGCAACATCTTCAACGCCGCATTCCCACCGTCTCGCAGCGTATCGAGCAGCGGCTGGCGAAGCAAGTGAATCAGTTCCAGCTTGACGGTGTTCGCGGCGCCATCGACGTTCGGCCGACCAGCATGCCCAAGTGCCTGACGACCACGCATAAAAGCGTAGCGGATCGCGGCACGCATCTTCTTGACGTTCTTGTCGGCGGCTGCGTGGACGGCGGTCTCTGGGCGGTACTGTTTAGCGGCGAGATGCTTCCACTCAACTTCTGGACTCAGATAACCGCTTCGAAAACTTTCCTTGTTCTTTGGCTCCCGAAGGGCATTTTGAGCTGAGTGCATACGATTGAAGGTCCCAACCGTCTCACCATTCTTTCGCTCAGCACGGTATCGAATCTGGTCGCCACTGCGCTGGATAATCACCGAGCCAAGTTTGCTCTTCGCCACCACATGACCAGTCTGGCGATCCTCTTCTTTATGCTTGGCTTCAAGTCCTGGCTGTGAAGGACTAGGTGACGACCCACCAACTTCTCCCGGTCGCCCCTCATGATCAAAGTTCCCACTACCTGGCCCACCCAGACGACGCACCACGTAGCTCTTCAGTAGCTGCGCAGACTCTTCCGTCGTCAGTGGGAACTGGATCATCGAGTCAATCCTAGGATCTTGTCGATGACTTCCGTGTTGTTCGCCGCGATGGCTTCGGTCAGAACCTCGAGCAGTTCTGCCTCAGCAGCCTTCATCACAGGTAGGGGCGGGTTGATGACTGGTGTCGGTGCGTGCGCCTTGGGCAACCCCGTATAGAGGTCCGTCTGGACCGGCTTAGCATTTCCGTTCTGGTCCACTTCTGGCGTTGGGGCTGTCGCCGACACGCGCTCAGGCGCAGTCAACGGCACCTTCTCTTCCGGCTTCAGCGGGTCCCAATTGTACGAGGTCTTGCGGATCTCATCATTGGTGAAGATGACTGCGCCTTCGGTCTTATTGGCCGTCGCCATCTTAACAGCGAGGTCTGCGCGCCAGGCCTCAGTCGTCAGATCCTCTGGTTCCTCCATGTCGAACCACTTCTCACGGATCTCAGAAGCCGTAAAGATGGTCATGCCTGCCGCTTGGTTGACTGCCGCCCAGGCCTTGGCGCCGTCTGCCTTCTCCAGCTCGGTCATCGTCTCCACGACCGGCCAGCCCACTTCATACTTCGACGGCTTGGGCAGATACCCGTAGTCAATCAGTCGGTCCACCAAGCGACGCACGATCATCGGCCCAGCGTAGGACGTGCGGCGGTCTTGGACCGCCATGCGCCAGTTGTCTGCGTCCTGACCCGAGGCGAGCTGCCCCATCTCAGAGCCAGTCAGGATGCGCATCGGGATGCCCTTGCTCCCGGCGATCTGCTTGATGATAGCGTCAGTCGGCCCGGTGAAGTTCGCCACGTCGCTGCCCAACTGGTTGATAGCCACGCCGCGAGTGCGGAGGATGCGCGTGATGTTATGCTTGTAGTCCTCAACATCTTCACGCAGCTTCGCAAGCTCGGCGGGATCAGGCGGTAGCGCCATGTCCTTATCGACGTCCAACTGGAGACCAGCATTGGCGCGCAGCCAGAACGCCTCAGAACCACCACCAGTCACCTTCTCCAAGTCAGCCAGAAGATTCCAGACGTTCTCTAAGGTCGGCGTGCCGTACACGTCGTTGTCGAGCGTGCCCTCAGCAACATGGATGACGCGGCTCCAGTGCACCGGTTGTGTCAACATCGGACTATTGACGTCCAGCCGCTTCAACATGTATGTCTTTGGCAAGCCAAAGCGCGGGTTCCGCGCATCTTCCTCAAACGTCTGGATCGTCGCATCGATGTAGACGACATCACCTGACGTCGAGGCTTTGGTGCTCGGCCCGCCACCGCCGGCAAACGGCGACAAGTACAGCAACTGCCCCGGCTTGCCCTTCGGCATCTCCTGGGAGAAGTCGCTGCCTGGCGCACCGATGAGCAGCACCGCGTACGTGCTCAGCCCCGCGAGAATGTCCACCTGTTGGAGTCGAGCCCAGACGTTGAGCTGCGTCTCCAATGCGTGCCACGCATCCTCAAACGGCGTGCTAACATCCGGGTCTTCGTCCTCGTACAGCTCCACGCCACCGCGCCACGTCGCCTTGGGATACGCCTCGACGATGCGTTTGGCAATGCCGCCGCGTGCATACTCATCGCGGTATTGCTTCGACGTGATGACGCGGTCATAACCCAGGATCTCGTAGAGGTCACGACTGCCGTTGAATGTGATGCCGGCCTGCTGCGCAAACTTCAGACGGTCGAGCAGGATTGAGGCGGCAGCGCGGTACACCGCCAAATTGCCTTCTTCTTGCATCGTATCGCTCATGGTACTGCGACTCCAAACCCGGACGGCACGAGACGCGTGCAGCCAAACAGGTTCTGCGCAAACACCGAAATGTTATAAACGCCAGTCACCGAAGGAGTCGTAAACCACATACCAGCCAGTGGGCCCAGATCCGTGCCCGACATAACTGAGAGGGTGAGACTCCCGCCGCGAAGCTCAACACGCGTCACAGGCGAATTGAGCGACGACACTTGGAAGTCAAGACGTGCTCGACTCCCGGCACCACCACTGCCTGTCTTCGTCAAGCGTGTCGGAAAGATAGCAATACTGTTCGAACCGAGGGGAGGAGTACACGAGGGGTCTTCACCGGTGAGTGTGAGCGTCAGAGGAGCAGTCGGCGTGCTTACCCATGGGCCAGCAAGCGTGTGGGCAATAAACGTATACGTGCCTGGCGCTAGTGTGAGGGTGACTTGATGGACGCCACTCAGGACGTCCATCTGCCAGGTGCCGGTGCCAGGTGCAACTCCATATTGGAGTCGATAGCCAGTGATAACTGGATCTGGCGGCGGGTCCCACGCCAAGGTGACGGTCGCCGCCTGGAGTGGCGACGCCGTCAGGAGCAGGAGAGCGAGCAGCGCCTGGCGCACGTTACGCAGCAGGCGTGTTGGCGACGACGTCAGATGCGAACGAGTCGTTGTTCGCCTTGACGAGATCCGCTGCCGACTGAATCGCAGCGATGACGGCCGGGTCCGTCTGGTTGGCCTTCAGTGCTTCGATCTGAGCGGCCAGACCCTCGAGCAGCGTCTTGACCGACTGTTCGAGTGACGTTTCGCGGGCAACTTCGGCGGAGAGGGCATTGAGTGCGGCTTGCGTGGCTGCGTCCATGGCGGTCACCTTTGCGAGAACTGCGTTAACGGTTGATTGCAGGGTGTCGAGCTTGGTATCGAAATGCATGTACAACCCGCTCAAGTCAATCGACAGATTGATGCCGCTGAGATCAATCGACAGTTTGACGGGTAGCTTGTCACTCATGGCTTTGCAACTGGGATGTTCCCATCGCGGTACAGTGAAGTCGTGATGATACGCATCCGACCGCTGGCTGCCCGCACGAACTTAATCTTGTCGGCCTTCTTCCAGTTATAGATCGTGCGACGCGAGACGTTGAGCAAGCAGCACGCCTCAGGAATGGACACCGTTTCTGGTACGCGGATGTATTCCATCTACGTCTCCGTCCAGTAACCCTTGGCGATGAACACATCAGCCAGCGCCTCGAACACCGACTCTTGAAAGAGCGTAAAACTGTTAGCAGGCGTCTCAGCGATGCGGATAGCGTCACACGCCACGCCCATCGCGGTGATTACTTCAAGCGGTTCGAGGTGCCACGTGAAGACGGCAGCTGGCTCAGTCGAGCCTGGCTGTGGCATCTGCACGTAAACGTCCATGGAAGGACCGGCAGGCGTCACGTTGACGCGATAGCCAGTAACGACGATATCCATGCGAAATGGTGCCATGTCTTGCCTACTTTTCTTACGGAACCTGCCTGAAGTTCACCGGTGCGCCAGGGGCAGCCAGCACCATATTGAATGATGCCGGTGCTGACTTCGGACTCTCGCCTACGACGTTAGTCGCGGTCAACGTCACGGTATGAATGCCAGCCGAAAACGCCGGCAGCTTGGCCTGGCACGTTTGGAACCCAGTCGCTCCAACCACGCACGTGACACCAGTCAGCGTCGTGGGTGTCGAGCCTTCGTACATCTTGTACGTGAGTGCCGCCGCGGCAGCCGGTGTTGCGGCATCAGCTACAGCCACATCCCAGGCTGACGTGCTATTCGGCCCGACGACAGTCTGCGCGTGCGCAATAGCCGATGTCAAGAAGAGAAATGCGAAGAGTAAAAAAGGAAAACGTTTCATTGCTGCTCCTGTAACCGTTGTGCGCTCCGCATCCACTCAAAATGATCGACCGCCGACTGCTCCAACGCTTCACCAGAGGCAACCTTAATCCAATGCTGGTCGCCGAATAACGCGGTCACCGCGTCACGCGTAGCTGGCAGACACGAAACCTCCAGACCGTTTACATCGTAAACACGTTCCTTTGGTCTGCGTCTGCCCATGGTGCCTCCCCTACCAGGTTATCCAAGTGGGAACAGGTTCAGGCTCGAGCAACACCGCGTTAAAAGCACAGCTACTGCCGTCTACTTGATCGTCATGCTTGGCCGTCGGAAAGTCGCACAGCTCTTTGAGGTATGCACTATTCCACGTCCCAGCGAGCAACCACACATTCCCCGCCTCGCACTGTGCGCGGAACGGTTTGCTGCGCGTCACTTTACTCCCGCTAACAGGCACGCCCTGGTAGTCAAAACCCCTGAGCGTCTTTGTGCGAGCAGCGATAACCGTTGCTCCAGCACTACCGCCCTCTTTCTCTTCGCGCTGTGCGCACTTCTTCCCATCAGCGGCAGCAGTCGTTTGAATCAATCCGTCAACGCCAGCTGGCCCCAGTTGTTTGCGGATAACGTCAAGCACGATAAAACGGCCAGTCGAAGCGATTTTGCCAGTCTGGCTGTCTTGCTTGAACTCTTCCCCGATCTTCACACCAACAGTCCAGTCCCCGCCGCCCTCTGTGCTCGCTGTATCCCAGCCTCTCGCTGTGCGCATCACGGCTGGCGCCACTTCAAGCGTGCGACCTGCAAACCAGTCTTCTTTAAACAGACCGCCGCCACTCGGAGCCGGATGCTGCTGATAAAGGGCAGCCCAGTCGTACTCACCCATCCCAGCGCGGCGTCGAGCAAGTTCAGCTAGGGGATACTTCGCTGGCCACAGAGGGTCGCCTACTTGGCGATGACTGTCGGCTACTTCCGCAATCGCCGGCAACTCGATCACTTCCCACTGATCAGCTTCTGGATTCTCTTTCGCCAACTTGAGAAGACGCCCAGCCAGATCATCCTCATGCCATCGTGTCATGCACAGGATAATCGCGCCACCGCTACCAAATTGCCTCGTAGCAAAGGCCGAGATATACTGCTCCCAGACACGATTGCGATAGGCTTCTGACTCAGCCTCAGCGCGGTTCTTGATTGGATCATCAACGATGCCGATGTCCGAAGTCTTCCCCGTCATCGCGCCCATGATGCCGGCTGCGATGTAGTACCCACGCTTCCCCACGACGTCAAACTGCCCTTGCGTGCGCTTCTCCTCATCACTCGACTCAGCCAACCGAGAGTCTGGGAACAGCTCAGCATACTCGGGAGTGCTCATGACCTTCTGCACGTCTCTCGACATGTCCTGGGCAAGAGAATCCGAGTATGAGCACGCAATGATTCGTAGGTTGGGCTTCTTTCCGAGTGCGTAGGCAGGGAACCGTCGTGAGACCTGCTCAGACTTTCCGTTCTGAGGAGGTTCGAAGATCATCAAGCGCCGACACGTGCCAGCAAGCACGCGGTCTAACGCTTGAGCAACAAGCTCATGATGCCAATTGACTTCGTAGTCTGGTTTGGTGTAGACCGTAAACGTGATGAGAGACTGCCGCCCGAG